ACCAATTACAAAGACATTATAGATAAAGAGTTAAGCTTGAGTGGTATACAAAGACCATTAGATAAAAAAACATTACAGAAATACAATGCAAAGTTATTTTTTAAGTTCTCAAACTTTGTTGGATATATTATTGAGAAATAGTTGATAATATTTTATTTTTACTCTATAAAAGGTATATATGCCAAAAACAGTAAAGAAAACAGAAGAGAATGGAAGAATGGTTCAGCAATTATCTGGGCTAGGTATACCCCATGAGCAAATATGTAGTATTTTGGGTATATCAAAACCAACATTATATAAATATTATGATGCAGAATTAATTAAAGGTAAGGCTACAGCCAACGCCAAAATATCACAAAACCTTTTTAACATAGCAACAGGTTCTGGACGTGAGGCAGTAACAGCATGTATATTCTGGTTAAAAACTCAAGCACGTTGGACAGAGAAACAAGTACTGGAGATTCAAGATGGCACAGAGCAAGACGATAAATTCAATGAGCTTATCAAAAACATTCAACGAGCTAAACTCGCAGAAAAAGATAGCGACAATATTATTAACTGATTGGTATACAAAAGCTCGTAAGAATCAAATAGTAATAGACGAAGATGACTACAACATTCAATTATTTTTAGCTGGACGTGGTTGGGGAAAAACTCTTACTGGAGCATATGATTTAGTTCAGTATTGTTTGTTAAATGCTAACAGTATTTGTGGAGTAATAGCTCCAACATACGGAGATTTAAAGCGTGTATGTTTTGCTGGTGAATCAGGATTACTAGGAATATTAGATAAAGAATTATTTGATGATACTGGTTACAATAAATCCAATAATGAAATCACATTCTACAACGGCAGTAAGATAACAGGCTTTCCAGCGATTGAGCCTGACAGGTTACGAGGAGTCCAATTTCATAGGATATGGTGTGATGAGTTAGCTTCATGGCGATACAGAGAAACCTTTGATAACTTGATGATGGCATTAAGACTAGGAGAATCACCTAAATGTATTATCACTACTACACCCAGACCAACAGAACTAATCAAAGAATTAGCAGTAAGAAGCGATACAAAGATAATAAGAGGGAGTACGTTTGATAATGTAGCCAACTTAGCTCCATCAGCTATAAAGATGTTAAAAGAGCGATATGAAGGCACTAGGCTCGGACGACAGGAGCTTTATGCTGAAATACTTGAAGATGTTGAGGGTGCATTATTTAACGGTAAAAATATTGAGCAAAATAGAAAAGAATTAACTCCTGTATTAACAAGAATCGTAGTTGCTATTGACCCTGCTGTAACTTCTAATTCATCATCAGATGAGACTGGAATCATTGTTGCTGGTAGAGGTGAAGATAATCATTACTATATTTTGGAAGATTTTAGTGGTATTTTTAGTCCAGACATGTGGATTAAGAAGGCTATCGAATGCTACTATAAATTTGATGCTGATAGAATAGTTTGTGAAGTGAACAACGGTGGAGACTTAATTGAAAAACTTTTACGAGTGCAAGATGTTAATGTTCCATATACAAGTGTCAGAGCAACACGAGGAAAAATGTTAAGAGCTGAACCAATTAGTGCGTTATATGAACAAGACAAAGTTCACCATGCTGGTTACTTCAAGGAATTGGAAGAACAAATGACTTCATACACGCCATTTACTACTAAATCTCCAGATAGACTTGACGCATTAGTGTGGGCGTTGACAAGTTTACAGTCATCAGGCAAAGCAATTTTTAGAATCAGTTAATTAGAGGATTATATAATGGGATTATTTGATAGATTTATAGGTAAGAAAGCACAACCGTTTATAAGAAAAGAAGCTCCAACAGTTATTATAAATAAATTAAATTCTTATACTGGTAAGAATAGAAAGTATAAAGAATTTTCTAGAGATGGTTATGAACAGAATTCTATAGCCTATCGTTCAATCAATTTAATAGCTAATAATGCTTCAGCCGTTAATCTCAACGTATATGCTGGAGATGATAAGTTAGAGAATCATGAATTAATTTCGTTACTAAATAGACCAAACCCATTGCAGTCTCAAGTAGAATTTTTCCACAGCATGATAAGTTATCTATTAATATCTGGTAACTCATACATGTTAAGAGATAAAGAATTTGGCATACCAAAAGAATTATATTTGTTACGCCCAGATAGAATAGAAATCAAAGCCAGTAGCTCATTAATACCAGATTATTATTGCTATAAAATAGATAATAAGATTATTAGTGAATATCCTGTGGATAAGTTTACTGGAGCATCACAAATTAAGCATGTTAAGTTATGGAATCCATTAGATGATTTTTATGGTTTGAGTCCTATGTCGGCTGGTGCATACAACATTGACCAGCATAATATGGCTGGATTGCACAACGTGTCTTTATTGAAGAACGGTTGTACGCCTTCAGCTATGCTTAAATTTCAGCCCAAAGATGAGACTGGAATGACAGCGACATTAAGTGATGACCAAAGAGCAGCAGTATTAAATGATTTAGAAAGCCGTTTTTCTTCAGTTAATAATTCAGGCAGACCCATGTTGTTAGAGGGGGATTTCGATTATGTCCAGATGGGACTAAATCCAAAGGATATGGATTTCTTGGAATTAATGAATATGTCAGCTAGAGAGATTGCGTTGTGTTTTGGTGTACCAGCTCAGTTGGTTGGATTATCTGATACCACTTATGCGAACGTAGCAGAAGCAAGATTATCATTGTATGAAGAAACAATTATCCCATTACTTAATCGAGTTGAAAGTGATTTAAATGAATGGTTAGCTCCATTGTATGACGGAGATATATCAGTTAAATACGATATAGACAGTATTCCAGCAATGGCAGAAAAGCGTCGTAGAGTGTATGAGAACGTCAGTCAAGGTGTAGAAAAAGGTATTATTACAAGGAATGAAGCAAGGGAAAGATTAGGGCTTGAGCCAATAGACGGAGCTGATTCATTGTTAGTGCCATCAAATCTTTTCCCATTAGGTGAAATTACAGAAACTGAAGAAGATGATACGCCAGTAGATTCTGAAGGCAATGCTAAGTATGACCAAGAAATGGAAATGGCATACGGAACAAAAGCAATGCTGGAAGAAGATGTTTTTGACAACGAACAAGAAGCTGAAGCCAGATCGGAAGAAATAGGTTGTGTAGGAAGTCATACAATGGACAAAGAAGGACAGGAAGTATTTATGCCTTGTAATACCCATGATGAATATGACGCTCTTATAGAAGGCAGTAAGGCTGTATCTGATTTAAAGTTTACCGTAACATCTGGAATGAAAACGGAAGCAAGAAAAGGTTTGGATTGGAGAAAAGAATTTAAGAGAGGTGGAACATCTGTAGGTGTAACAAGAGCCAATCAAATTATTAGTGGTGATAATATGTCTGCTGATACTGTTTTAAGAATGTATTCTTTTTTCTCAAGACATGAAGTGGATAAACAAGGTCAAGGTTATAATGCAGGTGAAAAAGGATACCCTTCTGCTGGAAGAATCGCATGGGCTTTATGGGGAGGAAATTCGGGGTTTAGCTGGAGTAAGGTACAAAGAAATAAAATTATGAAAGAGCGAGGAGAAGAAAAGGCTGAAGCTGATTCTTTAAAGGTAGGTGATATGGTTTCATGGGATAGTTCTGGTGGCAGAGCAAAAGGTAAGATTACAAAGATTGTTAGAACAGGAAAATTGCCTGTACCTAAAACATCTTTGACGCTTAATGCAACAGAAGATAATCCAGCATGTTTGATTAAAGTGTATAGTGGTGATACGCCAACTGATACTATTGTTGGGCATAGATTTGCAACATTGCGAAAGCTGTAGGGAATAATTATGTTTAAATTTGGAAAATCATCACTAAACAGATTAGATGATATAGACCCAGACTTAAGACTGGTGATGATGGAAGCTATAAAGTTGACCGTCATTGATTTTGGTATTACTGAAGGCATGAGAAGTTTAGAAAGGGCAGAACAATTAAAAGCTGATGGACTTAGTAAGGTTGGCAGTAAATCAAAACATTGTTTGGGTAAAGCTGTGGACATTGTTGCTTATGATGGTTCAAGGGTAACATGGGATTTAGATTTTTACGAAGAAATAGCTCAAGCTGTTGGTGAAGTAAGTGAACTATTAGACATACCTATAAGATGGGGTGGCAGTTGGGTGACTGGAGATTTTAAACTTAACAGAGATATGAGCTTTATAGATGCAGTACATTTTGAACTAGGATAACTTATAGCAAATAAAGGTGTTCCTTATGGCAGATAAAATAAGAATTTCAAGACGCAGAAACTATAGAGAACAATTAAGGCTATATCTAAATCTTACCAAAAGACTCAACGCAAAACTAAAAAAACTATTTAGACAAGCATCACGCAAAGCATCAACTAAATATGCTCAAGGAATGTTTGTAGATGATATTTTTATGACTGAATATGCTGATGACTTATATAAGATATTGGCTAACCAATATAGAACGGTAATCACTCAATCAGCAAAAAGAATTACAGAGCAAAGATTCAAGAAAGCAGATGATGAAGTTAATACGATCATAGAAGCATATATTATTACGCATACTGCAACAGAAGTAACCAAAATAACTGAAACAACCAAAAAATTATTAAGTGCAACCATTTTAAAAGGTATAAGAGATGGAGATAGCATTGAAGATATTTCAAAGTCTATAAGAAAATCAAATGCTTTTTCAGAAAACAGAGCAACATTAATTGCCAGAACAGAAACTCATGGAGCTATGAATGCTGGTAATATGGCTATCACAAAAACATTAGCATTAAGTGAGCCAGTCAAAGAATGGAATAGTGCTATGGACGACAGATCAAGAACGTGGCATAAAAACATGGACGGACGTGTTAAGCCTATAGACGAACCATTTATTGTTACAACACCTACAAAATATGGTCCAATAGATTACCGTATGCAATATACAGGTGACTCTAATGGTGGTGGTGCAAACGTCTGCAATTGTCGTTGTTTCACTTCTTATTACGACAAAGATGACGAAATAATCTCATAAATTTTAAACTATTTTTTAATATCCTTTAAAAACAAATACTTATAAGTAAAAAAATACTTTACTATTTATTAAATATATATATACTTATATATATTAAGTAAATATATACGCTTAATAAAAACTTAAATTTTGGGAGATTTAGATGAATATAGAAAGTGTAGCATGTTTAATCGGAGTAACATTAGTAACAATATCAGTTGTTTATGTTATGTATAAAATTAATCAAGAAACTTATAATTACTAGGAGCAATACAATGAGCACAAGAGCAAATATTAAAGTTATTACAGAAGATGGAGATATTAAATGGTTGTATAAACATCATGATGG